TGTTGCTCCTGAAATATTTACGGTATCTCCTGTGTAGTTGTAACCATTATGAACAACAGGATAGAAATATAATGGAGGTGTAGAACCTTGCCAAGGGATATAATCACCCCAAGTTTCTACAACAAATTTGTTAAATATATGATTGAAGTGATATTCAGGGTCGTTATAATCCAAATCCTTCAATAAGTTGTTACCAATCTTACCAAATAAATCACCCACAGTTGAGAATAATGTTACATCGTATTCAACCTTTGTGTTGATAACTGATATCTTATTTAGTTTCATATATCCACTAAAATAAGATTGGTCATTAATCATTACAGAACAAGGGATTCTTGTAATAGAATTGAAGTATAATGTGGCGACATCTACGTTATAAAAGTTCTCAAAGAATCTGTTGTTTTTCTTTGTGCCAGGTAATTGTAATCCAATCGACAAATCACTATTTCTTTTTGAAATATCTTGTAATTCCGCAAAGGATTTTGTTATCTTAATTGGAATATCTGAATATAAATCCAATGTGTCATATTGATATATAACAGGTGGGATTGGATTAAATGAAACTGAATTATATATTGTGGTTCCACTATTATTAGAAACTATTCTAATTACATCACCAACTTGAACATTGATAGAACCACTGGCAATACTTGCATATGTACTACTATATCCCTCATAATATACACCATTTACATAAATAGTAAGAAAAGAAAAATCTTCAACATTAAATGCAAATGAACCACCATTATTATTTGCTGTAAAATTAATTGTAGTTGTGGCACCCGTACTTGTACCTGTGTAAGGGTTAACTGTTGTACCACTACCCGAATATGTAAATCCCGTTGCCGCAATCGATAATGAACCAGATACAATATTTAAATTGTTATTTGGTATGTTAGTTTGTACTCGTAATACTGTTTGTTGTTGTTGTGCCATATTAGAATCCTTTGTTAACAAAGAATGAATCTGCGTACTTACAGGTTATTCTATATTTGTTTAATTTTCTGTGTTTCTTTGTGATGGTTTCAACCTCCGTTGATAATATCTGAATCGGTCTCAAATCTTTGTACACCTTGTCCTGTCTGTCAATTGGAGATATATAATCAGGTCTTACCTCATATACTTGAGGAGAATAAAATAATTGTTGTAACCATTCACCATAAGATACGGATAAATAATCAGATTCTAAAACAAATTCTCTATTAACATTGGTATCAAATGTCTTAACGGTTCTTGCTAAATCTCTATCAGGTGATTGTAATGAAGTTGAGTAATATCTATTATCGAAAGTTTGTCTTTCAATTTTCTTTGTATCCTGACGATATTGGGTGAATGTGTAATAATCAAATCCACCACGATTATTTAAGAATGCAAGACGCGTATCTTCAGGACCACAGTTTGGTTCCACATAGAAGAAGAACTCCTCGGAAACGGGTCCTATTGGTCCGTATAACGCTCTATACGTTGTTCCTGATATTGATTCAGGGTCCTCAACGTTTGTTGGGTAAGAATAGAACAATTGAACTCTGTAATAAGCAACAGAATCCCAATCAATTGTTTCATATATATTGTCAATATCAACCGGTCCACAAGGTAATGACCAAACTCTTAGAGTATCAGTATAACCTGTTGGTGATTGATATGATGTACCTGAGTAATTTACCTCAATATCGAAGTAATCTATTTTCGTATTGCTAACATCGTAGAATTCAAACACAGCAAAGTCAGCTTCGATAACTTGACGGTCACCAGTTTGTCCATTAAGGAACCATAGAACATAGTTCTCATTTGGTTGGATAACTTGAATACGTGGAGCATCGGTTAAAAATCTTGCCGTTTCTGACATCTCAGGTACCGTTGGGTAATCCATAAGGTATTGACCCATTGGAGATAATCTACGATACACATCAACCGTATTAATGGTTAATCCTGTACCTATTGTACTACCAATCTCTTGGTCAAAATTCGGTCTTATAAACTTCTCTTGTAGTTGGAATGAACCACCAATCATATCGAAGTAGTAACCGGTATTAGTAAATCCTGATGGAACAAAACTTGTTTCTGAAACACAAGATGGAATATCTGTGAAGTGAACCAAATTGTTACTTGGAGAACCGGTGTATTCTGTTACGGTTGTATTACCTGATATAAATCTATATCCGTATTTGTAATTAACCTTTTTGTTGTTTGGATAAGGGTTATTTAAATTGATTGTTTGGTTGGTAGATACCCAATCGTTTAACCAATAATAACTGTAGTGTTCTGTTTCCAAAAAGTTCTGTACGTAATCGTAAGGACGTACATTGAATCTGTATGTGTAGTTTCCACCGGTTTGTGATACGTCATAAGGAACAACTTGCATCCTTCCTTTAACCTCATCTTCGACGTAGATATCTACATCCAATTCCATAGATGAAAAGTAACTAGTACCTGTTAATACAACCTCGTAGGTTGCTCCTCTTTGATACACCATATCCACAGCTCTTCTGAGTTGGGTATTTGAGTTTACGCCGTTTGCGTATAATGATTGATATCCAAATGACATATTAAATTCCTTCTATTACGTTTATCAAATCGTCAAATGCTTGTTCTCCAATGATTTCGATAATTCTGTCATCATCCATAATCATTTCAAATGCTACATCCAAGAAATTTGATGGTCTTATTCCAAACTTTTGTATATTTTTTTGTATTGCGAAAGCAAAACTTCTTCTTGTTATATACCTACCTCTTTTATCTCTACCCGTTAGTTTTCTATCTTTAATCCATTGTTCCAACGCTGAGATGGGTACACCTTTCTGACCTGGTACCCTTCCCGATTGAACAAACTGTGCGTAATCTTCCATAAACACAGATAGAACGGTTTCATTTCTCTTTTGAACGGTAGTTACACTAACTGAATTAACAAGTTTTCCACTGGCAACCTTATTTGACAAACCTTGATATTTGGCAAAACCAAATCTATATCTCTTTTCTTCAAGAGATTTCTTTAAGATTTGTTCAAGTATCGGTGCTATTGCTTCTAAATCCATTAGTTAGTTGTTCCTGATATTTGTATGGGACCTGTCCATTCTTCTGTTAAAAGAACTTCTTGTATCTCCTCTATATTATAAATAGATGATTTTGAATTTAGAGTGCTGACGAAAGATGGTTCATCACCATCCCATTTGATAATACCTTTTGAACCATCAAATGATTTTCTCATTGTATCCGCCGAGGTTGTTAAAATCTGTGAAAAATCAATTTTATCAATCTCTGATAAATCAAATATTAAATATTTTTTAGTATCCATATCTTCCTTTAAAATAATCCCAAATTGAAGTTAATTCTGAATCAGATAATGAACGATTATAAACCATTACAACTGACATATTTCCATCAATATAATCATCAAGTCCGTTACCAATATTTGTCATACCAACCAATAACCCACTCTGTGGTTGAACGTTAAGAGTTCCTGAAGGTGAGTTTGTTCCAATTGAACTGTTGTTTATGAACATCTCTCTTTGATTTGATGTTTTATTAAATCTTGAAACCATTCCATACCAAGTATTGGAATTAACTGTTGTGGTAACCGAGAAATCTGAACCATACCAATATGTTACCAAACCTTCGGTTTCAAATGGTGGTCCCAATGTTCTGAATCCAAGATATTGTCGAGTATTTCCAAATGTACCATAACCAAGTATACCATCTCTACGACTTGCAGTATCTTTCTTTATAAATGCAATAAGGGTATATGCGGTATTACCTGTTGGCATATTACTAACAGATGCGAATGATACATAATCATTCACACCATCAAATACGATTGAACCACCATTACTACTACTGTAAGTTGGACCATTATTTAATGTTCCGTGGTTACCATTTCCTGAAAGGTCATACCAAGTGGTACCTGAGCCAGGATAAGATGAACTATTACCCGCATCTAAGTATAATGTAATACCACTTAAACTAAATGGTAATGTGGTTGCGGTTGGTGTTAATGTTGGTGTAGGGGTTGGTGTACTTGTTAAAGTTTGAGTTGGTGTGGGTGTTGGTGTACTGGTACTTGATGGTGTGGGCGTAGAAGTAGGGGTGGGAGTTGGTGCAACTCCCCCTACCTCTTGATTTCTAAATCCAAATGGTGAAAATATCATTAGATTAGATTTTTAACGTTTGCCAAGTACAAATCACTACTATCAAATGATACCAATGTTACGATATCCACACCTGTAGTTGTAGTTGGAACATATTGTGAACCACTTGGTTGTTTAACTGAACTTGGGAATGATACAGTTGCGGAACCTGTGGTGTTTAATTTTACGTTTATGGTTTGACCAGGTTTAATATTTGAAGGTTCAATTCTTGTGTCAGTTCCTTCAACCAATTGTAATGTGAAGAAGTTACCGTTATCCAAGTTCAATGATGCGGTGTTTGAACTGATTGTTAATCCACCCACATTACCTTGAATAGAACCCGTTACAACGGTTTTCTCGACATCGATGGTATAAGTTGTTACACCACCACTATTTCTCAATTGTACAAAACCTGTGGTACCTCCATTGGTAACTTCTGCTCTTTGTTGTGTATAGTTTGAACCTGTATCAACAGTTGATGACCAAAGTGATTGTGATGCCGGTGTATTTAAGTTGAAGTTATCAATGTTTAAAGTGTTAACTGATGATGCGTTCAACTTAACAAAGTTCTCCATTGCTTGTGGGAAGAATGTTCCACCATTGAATACAATCTCATTGTTAAATTGTGCTTGACCACCACTTACAACTAATCCACCACCTTTTACTTGTAGAGTACCGGTTACGTTTAATGAACCCGTTAAGTTCATAGAACCTGAGGTAGAGTTACTTACAAGTTCCAATGAACCTGATTGAACCATACCACTTCTTACGTGGAACTGACCTGAAGAAGATACATACAATGAAGTTCTTCTACTTCCATTTGCGGTACCTGTACCTAATGCAAATTTTGTTAGTGATGCGTCAGATAATACACCTGTTTCGTTAAATGAACCTAAGATTACAGTTGAAAATGGAGTTGCGGTTGCTACTGTAACACCATCTGGATGTGATGCACTTACTACTAAGTTTGTACCATATATTATTGAATTATATAATGAACCACTGTTACTTACATCGGTTGAACGATGAGTATTGGTGATTCCACCAATAATATTATTAGAAAGTAATTTACTAAGAGTACTTGTTGAAGGTCCTGTTACGTTAAAAGTTTGTGTTCCACCGGCAATAGTGTTGTTTTGTATTTGTAATAATCCCGCAGTCGGTGTTGACGTATTATTAATAGTTGCGTTTGTTGAATTGACACTATTATTAGTTAAACTCGCATATGAACCGGTTCCTGTATTAGTAACAAGTAAGGTACCTTGAATATTGTTTTGGAAAATTTGTGGGTTTGTGGTACCACTTGTTGAATAACTTGCCGCACCTTGAGTAATAACTGTAAGGTTACCATTAATATTATTATTTTGAACTGATGCTGGTCTGTATTGTTGGCTCGTATTTAATTGAATAGTACCAGCAATATAGTTATTTAAAATTGATGGTGTTACACCAGCAACACTACTTGTTGAGAAAACATATCTATCAGGGGAAGTACCCAAGTTAACGTTACCTCTATAGATTGGAATTGGTGCTAATGATGAAGTACTAAATTGTGGTGGAATTCCAACAAAGTTATTGTAAGAACCACTTGGTATTCTAAAAACATAATCATTAGTATTAGTTGTTGCCCTTCCAAGAATAAAGTTATTAGAACCCGATATTTGTAAACTTTGAGATACTGTGGTTCCCGCGTTTAATGCTGAGAATATTAAGTTATTGTTACCCGTGTTTGATGCGGTAATATAGTTAAATCCTTGAGTACCAAATGGTAAATCAAAGAAGTAATTTCCTTCTCTAAATGTTGCACTACCTGATACATTCAAACTACCTGTAATATTCTCTGTTCCAAAGAAGTTATTTGAACCTGTAGTTGCCAAATAACTTACATCAGGAGTTGGTGCCCAAGATGCGGATACCGCATTTTGTGCTTGAGATGATGACACCGCAAAATCAGCGAATGAAGATGTTACTGCGTTCTGTGCTTGTGATGAACTAACTGCGTAATTAGAATAACTTGACGTTACTGAATTCTGAGCTTGAGATGAACTCACAGCGAAATCAGAGAACGATGAACTTATCGCATTTTGTGCCAATGAAGAACTCACCGCAAAATCACTGTAACTTGATGATACAGCGTTTTGTGCTTGTGACGAACTTATTGATGTTTGTGCGAAACTTGAACTAATTGCAGTTGATGCAAATGAAGAGGAAACTGCAGTGTCAGCATTCTGTGCGTAAGAAGAAGACACCGCCGTGTCAGCATTGGTTGCGAATGATGAGGAGATTGCAGTTCCCGCATTGGTTGCGAATGAGGATGATACAGCACTCTGAGCAAAACTTGAAGAGATTGATGTATCTGAATTTATTGAATGAGATGAACTAATTGCTTGAACTGCGTGTGATGCAGATGTTGCGGTAGATGCGTTACCCAATAATGAACCTGTAATACCGTTTGTAACAGATAAAGAACCTGATACATCAGTTTTAATTTTCATTGTGATAACAGTATCGTCATCAGTTATATTAGAATCATATAAGTGGTCAGAACCCTGACCTCTAATAATTGTATTTAAAGTTGGATATGGTTCGTCACCAAGTGAACCGGTGTTTCTTGGTCCTGACATTAAACCAGCACCTGCGTATGAAGAACCACTTACATTTTCATAAACCCAATGGTCCTTTTGTGAATCCCAAAGTAAAGATGCAGTAGCGTTAGATGAACCTGAATCGTATGCCACCAATCCACCAAATCTTTGAGCAGGTACTGCGATGTTTACCGCTATGGTGTTACCACTTACAACAATCTGTGAAGATGTAACATAAGTAATTGATGCCGAGGTTGCGTATACGGTTCCTGTTACGTTTAATGAACCTGATATTGTTTGAGTTCCTTGGAATACGTTAGAACCGGTATTTGCGTAACCCAATTCAGTTCCGTTCTTATTTACCCATTGTCCGTATGCACCTGATACGTATGTTAGAACATCACCAACTGCCGGTGTTGTAATATCAACGTCGTGAAGTTCTGATAATTCATAACCATTATCAACGGTTAGATATATTGAACCATTGTTTGTGTTATCACGTAATACCTGACCCAATCTAACTTCGTGATATGGTGCCGGTACTGATGATGTTGTGTATTGACCTGAAGAAGATAGATATAACAAACTACCCGCAGCCATTCCATTGGTATTAACACCAAGAACTTTACCTTGAACAACAACGTTAGCAAATCCATTTGGTGCAACATCCTCACTCAACATACCTAAGGTATTTGCTGAGTTTTGGTCATTCTCCCAAGATGCTATGTTGATTAGTGGGTTATCACCATTTGCGCCAACGATTCTTACAACAGTACCTCTTGATAAGGTTGTAATTGCGTCACTCTTACATCTTACAATTACATCGTTTGCGATAGATGCGGTTGCGGCATTGGTTGCGAAAGATGAACTGATGGCGTTTGCTGCCAAAGATGAACTAATTGAGTTGGTTGCGAAAGATGCACTAACCGCATTGTTAACGTTGTTAACAGTTACAGTATTGGTTGTACCATTTCCTTTTGTTACAGTGATTGTTGCGCTTGTTCCTGTAACACTTGTTACAAATGAACCACTCTCGGTTTCTGTAACGTAAGAACCTGTTTTACTGATAAGGTCATTTACCTTTGTATCGTTTGATGAGGTATATGCGTTGAAACTACCAGTATTTAGTTTCTGATTTATTTGTAATTGTAGAGAACCTGTAATGTTCTCAATTGAATCTAATCTATTGTTTTGCGCTAAATCCGTCGTCGCGATTGAACCCGATAACGTAGTAAGCGATGAAGTAGTAGCATAACTACCAGTAGCAGCAATAAGGGAATTAACTTTAGCATCGTTTGAACCTGTATAAGTGTTGAATGAACCCGTATCTAATTTTTGATTAATTTGTAGTTGGAGTGAACCCGTTTCTTGTTCCAAATTATCCACCCTTCCATCAATCGATGAGGTGAACGCATTCATTGATGATGTGAATGCATTGAATGATGATGTGGTTACCAATGAACCACTATCGATAGTGATACCCGATAATCCACTACCATCTCCTCGGAATGAACCGGTGATGACCATAGATGAGGTTGATGCCAACATCGGTAGTTTATTACCAATACCATCCGTTACATATTGGAGGGTTGCGGTAACTCCCGTATTGGCGTTCTCAAGGTTTAATAATCCTTGATAAGATTGTGATACAAATTGATTCGTTAATTGTCCCATAGTTGTTGTTTGTTATACGTTGTCCCAATCCTGAGATATTGTGTTCCATAATTCTGCCAGTTCTGCCCAAGTACGATGTGTAAATGGTAGTTCTGGTAATTCACATCTGTTATAATCAAATGGTTGTGTTATAGTTAGGTTTAGTGTCCAACCAGCGAGTATCGTTTCAAATCTTTCTAAGAAAGGTTCCACGGTAGCGTTCCACTCACTTTCGTACTCTGATAAATATAAGATTGTGAATATATCTTTGGTAATCTCCAATGTATCTGACATCACATCTCTTTGATTGGAATAATCGTTGTTAACCCTGTCAGTTACAATTATTTGGAAATTATATGTTAATTGGTTTTGGTCCAACACAGTATTACCCGGAACAACGTACATTCTTGTGTACTCAGGTTCCTTTTCTGTTTCAATATCCATCGTCAACTGCGTGATATCCCCAAAACCAAAACTGTTTATTTGTTCGTGTGCTCTTGCTATCTCCTTAAAATCTTGGATTATTAATTTGTAATTAACAAGATTTACACTATCAGGTAATGTTAAACCTGAGAATGGAAGTACACACTCATTATAATCGAATGGTTGTTCCAATACAATATTCAAGGTCCATCCACCCAATATTGTTTCAAATCGTTCCAAGAACGGGATAACCTGTGGTCCCCATTCTGGTTCATAATACCAACTAAAATTACCGTATTGTGCGGTATAAGATTGGTACATAATTGTGAACATATCCTTGGCAATTTCCAAGGTATCACTCATCACATCAGGTTGGTTACTATAATCCTCATTAACTCTATCACATATAATGATTGAGAAGTTGTATAATAATCTATTCTGTGCCAAAGTAACCTGACCGGGAATCACGTACATTTTTGTATATACGGGTTCCTTTTGGGTTTCGATATCCATTGTGATTTGCGTGATGTCACCAAACCCAAATGAGTTTATTTGGGGGTGGTAATACGCCATCCCGCTCATATCTTGGATTATTTGTTTAAAATTGGTAATCATCTATAATTAAATATAAATTTATGTGGAATGACTTCCCATAATTTGTTTTTGGATTCTTGCCATTTCTTTATCATAACTAATTAGGTACGATAACTGGTTTAGAACCTCCATTAATTTCTTTTTGTAGATGTATTCGTGTTTAGTAAAATCGTTGTCAGTAATTTTGTTGACGATAAGAAACCACCCATAGGTTTTTTCGAAGTTACTCTGAATATCATCCTCCACATCATCCATATCAGTTTTAGTTGGGTCCACATCCCTATCTTCGTAATCGAAGATGACGGGGTAAAGTTTAAGAATCTCCTTGCGAATTTGATAAAAAAAAACTGTGCTCCTAATATGTAACTGACATCCAAGTTCTTTTTGAAGAGTTCTGCTCGTTTCTTCATCGATTCCACCTCGTATTCTTCTATCTTGAAATTGTGTTCAGATGTTTGTTCTATTATGGGACGATACATAATTGCACAGATGATATGTAATAAATCCAAAACCTCCTCAGGTTTCTTACTTAATAGTGTATCCATATCCACAAACTCAGCAAAGGTTAAATCCCTCCAATTTGGGAAGAATCCATATTTAACCCCATCAAACTCAAACTTATCTTTGAACTTTACATCATCTTGGGTTGGGAAATTGGACAATATATATGATGCAATGTATTGAATCTCCTGATATCCACCATCCAATAAATCTTCTGTTGGAGCACCTGTTACAATGTTTACCAACTTTGCCGCAAAGTATTGGTCCTCAAATAAATCTTTAATCTTATAGATTTTAACATAATTCTCAATACTCAAATAATCTGGTACCTCATAAGGTACTCCATCAATTTTAAATTTTACTTTACTCATAATCTTGCTATGGCGTATCTGCCACTATTTTTTGGTTTTAATTCGTATATCATTCTCATCATTAATGAATCAGCTAAGTCAGGGGATTTACCCAATATCTTTTTCTGTTCATCCTTACTCATAATTTGTACCTTATTGTCCTTATCCACATCTTTGTATTTGATGGATAATAGTTCTTGGGTTAGTTCTTCCACAACTGATGGTTCAATGATATTAACCGATATCTTTCCCTCTTTAAACATCTCAGATAGTTTTACATAACATTGGGATTTTAAATTAGAATAGTTTTCGTTGTGTAATGGTTTGGAATTGTTAACAAAGTTTTTACCCTTAATTATATCCGCAACACCACCACCGACACCATCACTATCTATAACTATGTTCTGTGGATGAATCCCGTGGAGTTTAACAAGAGATTTTATCTCTTCTGATACCTCTACTACCCCCAACTTGTGAAACACCTTTAAATCGATTAAAATCAATCCAACCCAAATTGAGATAACAGTTCTGTCATCACCAAAACGAGCAACGTCAACTGACATAAACTTCATATCGTTGGATGGAGATGTTTTAAATACTGAACTTGTGATACTGTCAAAATCAAATACACTATCGGATTGGTCCAAATAGTTCCAATCACCCTCCAACAATCTCTTTCTTTGTTGTGGGGGTAGTTCTTTCAACATCTCAATATAACTCTCAGGTAAGTGTGGGTTATCGTAAGGTAGGGATGCGATAAATCGTTTATTGCTTGGCAAACTATCTTGGATGAATGGTAAATAGAAATCTTTCTTAATCCAAGTATTGGATGGGTTAGCAGTTAATAATATCTTGGGAATTAAATTATATTCATTTAATTTATAACGAATACGAGATTTAATTACCTGATAAGCAAGATTGCTTACCTGAGCAGCTTCATCAATGAACGCACCGGTTAATTCCAATCCACCCAATGAATCAAAGTTTGGGTCCGAGGGATTGTACTGTAAATCTTTTAATATTATCTCAGAACCGTTCTTAAAGGTTATTACATTGGATTGTGCGTTGTATGTG